AGCAGCCCAAAGACAAAAATTTATTGATCAATCACAAAGTTTAAACATAATGGTGCATCCAAAATCATCACCAAAAGATGTTAGTCAACTTATGATTTTCGCTTGGGAACAAGGAATTAAGACACTTTATTACCAAAGAGGCACTAATCCATCTCAAGAATTAAGTAGAAATTTGCTAGAATGCGCGTCTTGTGAAGGATAATATGTGTAAAACCTTCTAATGTCTGAGAACGAAGATAGATTAACACGCATGGAGGAGAAGATAGATAAACTATCTGACGCCGTAGTTTCAATAGCAAGAGCAGAAGAAAAACTCATACAATTAGGAACACTTACTGACGTGTTATTCAAAAAAATAGATGATATGAATAGTCGTATGATTGATCTAGAAAAGACGACTGCAGAGACAAAAGCTTTCATGAGTGGATTTAATAAAATTACTTGGGTATTTGTTAGTGGATTACTTACCGCAATAGCTGGTATCATCGCTTATAATTTGTGGGGATAATTTTTTAAAATACGTGTAAAGAATATTATGGAGTTAGATTTTACAGATGACATTAAGGCAGGTAGACCTGGACCTAAAAGTTCTGCCCAAACACCTTCCAAACCAGAAGAGCGCAAAAAAGGATCCGTAAAAAATAAGCCTGGTTCTGCAGGGACATCTCCTAACTCCAAAGAAAAAGCTGAAAAAATCCTAAAGAGACAGGATGACAAGTCAAGAGTGACAGCTGCAATTACTTTCAGTGAAAAAGTCACCAACTCCCTCAAAAACAAGGTTAAAGAGCATAACGAAAAACACTCCAGAAAAGTGACTCTGGGGATGCTAAAAAAGGTTTACAGAAGGGGCGCTGGTGCATTTTCTGGTACACATAGACCTGGACAGTCTCGAGCTTCTTGGGCTATGGCTAGAGTTAACACCTTCTTAAGAATGATGAGAGGTGGTAAAGTTAAAGACGCTTATCGTAAAGCAGATTCAGATATTGCTAGAGCAACAGATGAAGCGGTAGCTAGTTTGCCCGATTCATTCGAAGTTTGGTCTCCAGGAGATTTTGATGAAGCAAGAGATATATCTAAAGTCGAATTTGCTTTAGCAAGAATTGATTTACTTGGCGCTGGTTGTACACATGATGAGTTATTAGAAGGTGACGCTTCATTTGAAGAACCTCAAAAAGAAATAGAAGAGATTGTTGAAGATACAATCGAAGCCAAGGAAAAAAAAACTTTAAATAAACCCTTTCGTTTAAGTGGCGACAAAAAGAAATTTGGCGTCTATGTAAAAAACGAAAAAGGTAATACAGTAATGGTAAAATTTGGCGACCCTAATATGGATATCAAAAGAGATGATCCAGAGCGTCGCAAATCTTTTAGAGCTCGCCATCAATGCGATACAAACCCAGGACCAAAATATAAAGCAAGATATTGGTCTTGTAGAATGTGGGAAAGCGGTAAAAGCGTAACACAAATGCTCGCAAGTGATGCAGAACTCATTGAACAAAATCCAGATTTAGCTACTGTAGAAATTGTCGATGAATAATAACTTCGTAACCGGCTCTTCTTTTTACATGGAATTTAGCGCTGAACGCGAAGAAATATTAAAACACAAATGGCTAGAATCAGAAAAAGCTGGTGAAGATATTGGGTGGGAAAGAGCCTTACTCGGTTGGGTTTGTAATCATAGATCTGACTGGAAAAAATCTCGTAAAAAATAAAATATTGACAAATTATTTTTTATTCTTATTATAACCTCTATAAGATGAATTATAGATGTTCAGTTTTAACATCCGTATATAACGGAGAAAAATATTTGTTTGATTTTTTGATGGATGTCAAAAGACAAACCATGTTTGAAGAATTAGAAGTTTTATTGTTAGATGCTAACGATAATGACGCAAATTACAATATAATCAAAGATTTTTTACATCATGATAGCTTTAAATATATTAAATTGGGCAAATGTAATGTTTATGAAGCTTGGAACAAAGGGTTAGAAGTTTGTACAGCACCCATACTAACAAATTGGAACATAGATGATAGAAGAGAATTTTCTTCTTTAAATTATCAAGTTTCTTACATGGAAGAAAATCCAGAAATAGATTTGTGTTTTGGTGGTTTATTCATTTCCCAAAAACCAAATGAAACTTTTGAATTTAATGAAAAAAGGCTCGCTTGGCATTTAGATGAAGGTAAAATGGAAGATATGCTTGAACATAATTCACCGCACTGCATGCCTGTTTGGAGAAAAGATGTTCATGATAAATACGGCAATTTTGATGAAAAATATTTTTGTGCAGCAGATTATGAAATGTGGTTACGCATTTTAAAAAATGGTGGTAAATTTAAAAAATTAGACAAAATGGTTGGGCTCTATTACGAAAATCCCGCTTCTGTTTCTAGAAATATCAAAAACATCTATAAAGCATCCGAAGAAGTATTTCAAGTTCAAAAAGTATATCAATAATGAAAAAAATAATATCATACTCTCTTTGGGGAGATAATCCAAAATATTGCGTGGGTGCTATAAAAAACGCCCACCAAAGACAAAATTTTTATCCAGATTGGATATCTAGATTTTACGTACACGAAGACGTTTCAAAAAAATACGTAGAAGAATTAAATTCTTTAAAAAACACTGAGGTAATTATAAAAACAACAAAAGCAGATTGGAAGGGTATGTTTTGGCGTTTTGAAGCAATATCTGACGAAGATGTTTCTGTTATGATTTGTAGAGATACAGACAGTAGGCTCTCAGAAAGAGAAACCGAAGCTGTTAAAGAATGGCTAGATAGCCCAATGTTGTTTCACATCATGAGAGATCACCCTTATCATAACGCCTTTGTTTTAGGTGGTATGTTTGGTGTTAAAAAAGGTTTATTAGACGATATGAAAGACCTTTGCGATAATTTTTCACAAAAAGACGAATATGGCACAGACTATCAGTTTTTTGAATCTATTAAAAATAGAATTAGTCCTCTAGAAACTATGGTTCATGACGAATTTAGGGGAGGTTTAACATTTCCAACAGAAAGAAAAAATTTTGAATATATAGGTGAAATTTTTGATGAAAAAGATTATCATAATCCAGAACACAAAAATGCTTTAATACATATTTTAAAAAATGTTAGTCGTTAAATTACAGGGTGGTTTAGGAAATCAATTGTTTCAATGGGCTTATTCGGTTGCTTTATCCGAAAGGTTTAATATGCCAGTTTATTTAGATGTGCATTTATTTGGTAGTCCGCTACAAGTTAATGCGGTTGAACATATTAAACACTATATGTTGCCTAAAATAGTTAAGTCTGAAATTTTAACAGTAAATTCAGAAAAAACAAATATTATGTCACAACCTAGAATCTTGATAGGCGATGACAACCGTTATAGAAATTTCGATTATATACCTAATAAGTTAAATTATCTTGATGGTTATTGGCAATCTGAAAAATATATTATAAATCATAGAGATAAAATACTTTCTTGTTTAGATTTGGATATTGATCACGACTATGATTTTAAAGATTCCTGTTCTATACATGTTCGTCGTGGAGATTATACTAAAAGTAATGGTTTTCACCCAGTGCAAACTGTCGAATACTTTAAACAAGCTTTAAGTATAATAAAACCAAAAGGTAATATATTTGTTTTTTCAGATGATTTGGATTGGTGCAAAGAAAATCTAAAATCCAATCAAACAATATTTGTTGAAAACAATTTACATTGGAAAGATTCAACATTTAGAGATTTAAGATTAATGTCATTATGCGAAAACAATATTATTTCCAATAGTTCGTTTAGCTGGTGGGCTGCTTGGATAAATCAAAATCCAAATAAAAAAGTCATATGTCCCAAAAAATGGTTTGGTTCAATCTACGATCAAGATCATAAACCAGAAAGTTGGATAAAAATTTAAATGAAAACTTTTTCCCTTTGTATAACATGTTACGATAAAGATTTCTATCTTTTAGATGGACTATTAAAAGAACTTGAAAAACAATCAGAACCACCAAATGAAATTATTATATCGGCTAGTGGTTTAGCAGAGTGTTATTTCTATAAATATGATTTTATCATAATTAAAAATAGAACAGTTCCCATTTATATAGTTTCAAAACCCCAAAGACACGCTCAAACACCAGCAAGAAATTTGGGTGCAGAAAAATCGAACTGCGATGTTATTATATTCTTTGATGTTGATGACATACCTCATCCTCAAAAAATAGAAGTTACTAAAAAAGTATTCAATTCAAATGAAGACATAGATGCGTTTGTTCATACATATACCATGGGAAATTTTTTAGATAATTTTACAGAGATATCTAACGAAGTAAAAATAGAAAGAATTACAAAAACAGATCCTAACAATACAAATATTTTAGCCGATAGTGGCGGTCATGTACATCATGGACATTTAAGTGTTAAAAAAAATACTTGGAAAAGCAGTGGCGGATACACTGGAGGAGCTTATGTAAATCATCACGGTAAAGAAATAGGGGAAGATGGAGTTTTTTGTCAAAAATTAGTAAAACAAAATTATTATGTATCATTTTCCAACCTACCACTAGTCCACTATAATTTATGAAAATTTTTAATTTAGATTGCCATATTGGCGCCAGAGATTTTAAAAAAATTGCGCAAGATTTGGGACATGAAGTTTATCTGGAAAGTTTATCTGATCACAATAAATTTGCAGATTTAAATACAAGCATAGAATTTTTGCACTATAAAGATAATTGGCAACAATATTTAATGAATGACGTAGATCGTTTTTACGATCAATACAAAGACTCTTTTAATGATATAGACGCTTTTTATTGCTTTTACCCCTCTTCTTTTAGTTTATTTTATCAAAAATTTAATAAACCAATAATTATTCACTCTGCTGTTAGATTTGAAAACCCATTTTTTCGCAACCCTAATCAGTTAAATGATTTCAAAAATTTTATTAAATCTGGGGTTAAAGACGGTCAAATTATTCTTTGTGCAAATAATAAATTAGATCAAAGGCACATGGAAAAATGTTTTGATTTAGATGTTGATTATATACCAAGTTTATGTAATTACGTAGATTATAAATGCACTCTAGAAGATAAAAACGTTTGGGTAGATACTAATCGATCAAATTTAAAAGTTACACACCCAAAAGTAAAACAATTAGCACACCCATATACGGATGAAGATTTTTTCAAAGGTTCTGGGGTTATTATGTTACCATACCACAATTCAACCATGGCAATATTTGAAAGATATACTGCAAATATGCCTCTGTTTTTGCCTAGTAAAAAATTTTTAATGGATTCTTTTAAAAAAGACCCAATAAATACAATGAGAGAAATATCTTGGTTTAAATTATTAAATCTAGGTAGTAAAAAAGAATACGAAAATAGTATCAATGATTATTTAAATCCAGATGCTATGGAAACAAATTTTGGTTTATGTGATTGGACTGATGGCGAATTTATGAAAAATGCTATACAGTACGACTCCATAGACCACTTAGAGCATTTATTAGAAACAGTTGACCTATTTGAAGTAAGTTCTAACATGGCTGTTGAAAATAACCAAACAAAAGATATAATATATTCAAAATGGGAAAAAATACTAAATCAAATTTCAAGTGGCCGTTAAATGTAAATAATTTTACTTTTTGGGAAAGATTAATTTTAGCTAAATTTATTTTAAATAAAAACGCCCAATGGACTAGGGGTAAACTAGTCAGTCTTTTTGAGGAAAAAATGGCTCGTTTTGTCGGTTCAAAATATGCAATCTTTGTATCTAGCGGATCTACAGCTAATACGCTACTGGCTATGTATCTTAGAGATTTTGCGACCGCAGAAAAAAACACTATAGTATTTCCTTCCACAACCTGGACTACATCAATAAGTCCATTTATAAGAGAGGGTTTTGAACCTAAATTTTTAGATATATCTCTAGAAGACTGGTCTTTAGATTTAAAATCTTTAGATAATTATCTGAAAGAAAATCATTCAAAGGTAGCTTGTGTTTTTGTCACAAGCTTGTTGGGATTCACCCCAAACGTAGAAAAGTTAAAAGAATTGGAAATAAAGTATAATGTGAAAATTATGATGGACAATTGCGAAAATACGTTTGGTAAATACAAAGACAAAAACGTTTCTTCTTATTTTACATCTACAACCAGCACTTATTTTGGGCATCAAATGCAAACAATTGAAGGCGGTTTTGTTTTTACAAATGATAAAGATGAATACAATTATTTCTTAATGCTCATGAATCATGGTATGGTTCGTTCATTACCAGAAAAAGATAGAAAAAACTTCAAAAATACCAAAGTTCACCCACAATTTGATTTTTATTGCTTGGGTAATAATTTTAGAAATAATAATTTTAATGCAAGATTAGGCCTTATAGAATTAAATAGGTTAGACTACATTATATCTAACAGAAGAAGTCTTTATGAAACATTTAAAAACTTAACTAAAGATTTTCTAATTTTTCCACAAGATCGTTCAAACACTTTTGATGTACCATTTTCTATACCTGTTGTATGTTCAACAATAAAGAAAAAGAAAGCGTTTTTAAAATATTGCGAAGAAAACAGTATTGAAACTAGACCAATCATATCTGGAAATTTATTAAAACAAACTGCATACAAAAAATTTGATGACAGTAAAATATTTTCGGATAGTAATATTTTAGATGTTTATGGTTTTTATGTGGGTTTATTCCCAAGTTTACCCGAAAAAGAAGTTGTTAAACTAGCCGAATCTTTTAAAGAAATAAATAAAACAACATGAATGTCTTAGTAACTGGTGGTGCTGGATTTATAGGTTCTAATTTAGTCGATGAATTACTAAAATTAGGTCATAAAGTTGTTGTTATAGATAACGAATCTAGCGATGCTATTGAAAAATTTTATTGGAATGATAATTGCAAAAATCACCAAATTAATATTTGCGATTATGATAATGTAAGATCTTTATTTGAAGGTATTGATGTTGTTTTTCATTTAGCTGCAGAATCTAGAATACAGCCAACACTAGATAATCCAATATCTGCAGCAGAAACGAACGTAGTCGGTACATGTACTGTGTTACAATGCGCTAGAGAGGCAGGAGTTAAAAGAGTGATATACAGTTCAACCTCAGCAGCTTACGGCACAAAAAATAAAATACCTAATACAGAAAAAATGCAAACAGATTGTTTAAACCCTTATTCAGTAACAAAAGTTGCTGGTGAAGATTTGTGTTTAATGTTTAACAATCTTTTTGGTTTAGAAACTGTTGTATTTAGATATTATAATGTCTATGGTGAAAGGCAACCAATTAAAGGTCAGTATGCCCCAGTTATAGGTATATTTTTAAAACAAAAAGAAACTGGCAATCCAATGACCATTGTTGGTGACGGTTCGCAAAAAAGAGATTTTACTTATGTTGGTGATGTTGTACAAGCAAACATATTAGCTTCCGACTTAAATAACAAAAAAGTCGTTGGTGAAATAATAAATATAGGAACAGGAAAAAATTATTCCATTTTAGAAATTAAAGATATGATTGGCGGTGATTACAAATTAATCCCCCCAAGAAAAGGAGAAGTTAAAGAATCTTTAGCTGATATATCAAAAGCAAAAAAAATATTGAATTGGAAACCCCAAAAATTACTATCTGAGTGGTTATGGAAAAAAATAAAAAAACTTTAGTTACTGGAGGAAATGGACTAGTAGGTTCTTGCTTTAACCAATCTTATAAAAAAGTCTCTTCGAAAGATTGCGACTTAACTTCTTTTGAATCTACTAAAAAATTATTCCAAAAAGAAAAACCAAATGTGGTAATACACACTGCTGCTAGAGTTGGAGGCTTAGGCTCAAATATGGCAGATAAATCTGGTTATTTTTTTGATAATATAAGAATTAATAATAACGTTATCAATAATTCCTTAACCCACAATGTTGATAAGCTCGTTTGTTTTTTAACAACTTGCATCTTCCCTAATGATGTTCAATATCCTCTTAAACCAGAGTATCTTCACGATGGTCCACCTCATGAATCAAATTACGGTTACGCTTATGCAAAAAGAATGGGTGAAATTTATGTCAGAACAATTAACGAACAATATAATAAAAAATATTTTTCAGTTGTTCCAACTAATATCTTTGGCCCTAATGACAATTTTTCTTTAGTTCACGGTCATGTAGTTCCAGCTTTGATACATAAAATGTATATTGCGCAAAAAGAGAGTTTAGATTTCACTGTCTGGGGAAGCGGCAAACCTTTAAGAGAATTTGTTCTATCAAGAGATGTTGCTAAAATAGTTGAGTCGTTAATAGATAAATATGAAGAAACAGATCCAGTTATTATTTCTTCTTCCGAGGAAATATCTATTGCCGACTTGGTAGAAATGTTGGTTGATATATTTAATTTTAAAGGTAAGGTAGTGTTTGATAAAGATAAACCAGACGGTCAATTTAGAAAACCTACAGACAACTCTAAATTAAAGGAGTTATTACCAGACTTTAAATTTACTCCAGTTCGACAAGCCTTAGAAGAAACAGTTGAATGGTTTATAAACAATTACGAAATTTGCAGAAAATGAAAAAAATAATTATTACAGGAATTACAGGTCAAGATGGATCTTACATGGTAGATTACCTACTTAAAAATACAAATCATAAAGTATATGGAGCTATACGAAGATTAAGTGTACCAAATCATAAAAATATTTCTCACGTTGAGAATAATAGATTTGAATTGATTCAAATGGATCTATCCGATGAACATAGTATCACATCATGTATTGAGGAGATCAAACCAGATTATTTTATTAATTTTGCAGCTAACTCCTTTGTTGGCACAAGTTGGAAAATGCCAGTTAATCATTTTCAATGCAATACTATGTCGGTATTACATCAATTAGAAGCAATTAGAAAATATTGCCCAAAATGTCATTACTATAATGCTGGATCTTCAGAAGAGTTTGGTGATGTATTATATACCCCTCAAAACTCAATACATCCACTTAGACCAAGAAGTCCATATGGAGCTTCAAAAGCTGCGGCTAGACAAATTGTAAAAGTTTGGAGAGATTCTTATGATTTATACGCAGTACAAGGATGGTTGTTTAATCACGAATCAGAAAGACGGGGCGAAGAATTTGTAACTAGAAAAATTACAAAGGGTGTAGCTAGAATTAAAAAAGCTATCGAACAAAACAAAGAATTTAAACCAATAGAGTTAGGAAACTTAGAAGCGAAAAGAGATTGGAGTCACGCAGAAGATTTTGTCATGGGTGTTTGGTTGATGTTAAATCAAGATAAACCTAAAGATTATGTTTTAGCTTCTGGAGAAACACATACTGTTAAAGAATTTGTAGATAAATCTTTTCAACACGCTGATTTGAATGTTCATTGGCACGAAGAAGAAAACCCAATCAACAATAAAGTTTTACACAAAGAAACTGGCAAAATTCTCTTGAAAATTAATCCTAAATTTTATCGCCCAGCAGAAGTAGAATTACTCCTAGGAGATCCCACCGAAGCACAAGATGAAATAAAATGGCAAAAAAAAGTTGACTTTGATTCATTGGTATCTAGAATGATAAAAAATGACATTAAAGAATCGAAAGGAAATATTAGCTAGGTTAATAGAAATACCAGATAAAGGTAAAAGAGCTTTTTGGTCTAGAGAAATGATGTTCCTTAAAAAATTAGAGGGGCGTTATTCCTTAGACTTTTTAAAAGTTTTAACGTTTCCTAAAAAATACGATAGTTTAGCTTATTTAGTTTCAGATGCCTTAAAGGAAACCATGGATCGCAAATGGAAAAACTTTAATTATAAGGTTGACTTTTCCAAATATGACACTTATACTATAGGACAAAAGATTGGGAAAGATTATGCCCCCAATGAAGACAAACCAAAAAATACAAAAGATTTATTTAAATGAGTGATACAGATTCAGAATTATTAGATAAGTTTCTCAAAGCAAAGAAGGACGATCATTACAACTTTGAGAAGTCAGTAGATTATAAAGCGTCAAGTGGTTCCTTACAACTTGATTTAAACCTAAATGGTGGCTTTGGCCCAGGTTTACATAGATTTGTTGGAATGAACGAAGGTGGTAAAACCAGTGCCGCTTTGGAAGTTATGAAAAATATGCTTAACACACAGAAAAAAACAAAGGGTTTTTACATTAAGGCTGAAGGTCGTCTTTCCAACGAAATGGTAGCTAGATCTGGTGTTAAATTTGTATATGACGCAAAAGAATGGAAAACTGGCACTTGTTTCGTGTTTGAAAGTAATATTTACGAGGTTGTTGTTGATGCAATTAAGACTTTAGTAGAACAAAATGAAGACGAACATCAATATTGTTTTATCCTAGATTCAGTAGATGGTCTAATTTCTAAACAAGATATAGATAAATCCTTCTATGATTCCAACAAAGTTGCCGGTGGAGCCGTAATTGCAGCCAACTTTATGAAGAGAATGTCCATATCTCTTGCAAAAAGGGGTCATATGGCCATTTTTATCAGTCAAGTGAGGGCAGACATCAAACTAGACCCATATACGAAAGCTCCGATACGTCAGACGTCAGCAACGGGTGGAAATGCCTTGTTACACTTTGCTAATTATATCATGGAGTTTGAGCCAAGGTTTAAATCAGACTTAATTTTACAAAATCCATCAATAAAACAACCAGATCCTAAAACAAATCCAATTATTGGACATTGGGCAAAGGTTACTATCAAAAAATCACCGAATGAAAAGACCAATAATACTATTTCATACCCAATTAGGTACGGTAGAGTTGGTGGAAAATCAGTTTGGGTAGAGAAAGAATTGGTAGATTTGCTTTATATGTGGGAATTTGTTACCAAAAAAGGTGCTTGGATCACAATAGAAGAGGAATTTAGAGAATTGGTAGAGGAATCCGCTCCAGATCTACCAGAAAAGATACAAGGAGAAGCTAATTTATTCAAATTAATTGAAGAAAACGAAGCTTTGTGTGCTTTCTTGATCGATTATTTCAAAACAAACATAGCCGAATAAGATTAAAGTGGGACTTGTTGTCGCAGCTATTGCAGCTTTCTTCATTTTTGGAGGCAATAAAGCAGAGGCACAAGAACTAGAACAAACGGTAAAGTCATGGAACATTGACGTAGAAGTAGGTAACTACGAAAAACGTATCGATGGCGGACTTTACGGATCTGCGGACGTTGGGTATGTTAAAGCGTCTTCAGAACTAGGAGTAATTGGTGGCCTGTCACTTGTCGGTTCAATCGAGCAAGTAAAAGCTGATGAAGAAGAATTATACGGTACTGTTGGTACTGTCCTTTCTACTTTCATGGGAGACGTTGCTACAGAACTATATATTACTTCTATTAACGATGTAAATGCTTATGAGTTAGTTAGTTCTTATGCGGTAAACTTGTTTGGTATTGATTCACTTGTTTCTGTTACGACAGAAGAGGGTGGTCAATATACAGCAGATATCGCAGTAGGAACAGATCTAGATCTTACTGAGCACTTTGCTATCGCAGTTGGATTAGAGTATGGTGAATCATTTCAGTATGAAACAGATTACAGTTATACTTTAGCTACAATTGGTGTTCAAACAACATTAGATCACCTTACAGTGTTCGCTAACTTAAATTATCTAAACAATGATTTAAATACAGCTCAAGGCACTAATGGAGAGTGGGAATCAACCTCTGACTTTGGGGTCGCTCTCAACTTTTAACTTGAAAACGAATGAGCCCTCCCTATAATAAGGGGAGGGCTTTTTTATGAATTTTATAACTTTATATGGCAAAGAAAAACCTGTTAGAAATGCACACAGGTACAAAATCAAATGGAATGGCAAATGCAGAAGCAAATTCCAACGTACAGTAAGATCTTATTTGCACAAACATTGGCGCTACGATGCCGTATATGAGGAGTTTAAGGTCGCAGGTACACAACTTACCCTAGACTTCTACAATCATACCAAAAAGATAGCTATAGAGGTGCAGGGAGCGCAACATCTCAAATTTGTGAAGCATTTTCATAAAACCAGAGCTAATTTTGTACGTCAAATACGTAGAGACAACAAAAAAATGGAGTTTTGTGAACTAAATGAGATCAAATTGATAGAAATTTACCCAGATGATGAATTATCAGAAGAATATTTTGATAAAATTTTAAGCGAAGTGTAAATAAATACATGGAAAAGCCCAAATTCAAAAAATTTGAAGTCCCCCAAAAGATATTAGATCAACTTTATGAATTAACTGGAGGGCCTTCTTCTTATAAAGGCTTTATATTAGCTTATTCAACAGAAAAAGGAGAACCTATCGTATATACTAAATGCGATACCCAAGTAACTGAATATGGCCTTCTTAAAGCATTAGAAACTTATTTAAATGAGAATGCGTACGATCAATCTACCGAAATAGACGAAGAAGACGCTTGACTTTTTAGAATTTAACTACAGTATAGTGGCATATGATTTATAGCTACGAAGTAGAAAAACAAGTTTTAGCCGCTTTTTTACAAAAACCCAAAGTATTTGTAAACTATCTTAACATTTTAAGTGAGAAGGATTTTTATGACAAAAATTCGTTGTTACATAAAACACTTTTTATTATATTAAGAAAGTCTTTAGAAAGAAATGAAAACATTGACGATGTTATCATAGTTCAAAGAATTAAAGATTTAGGTATCAAATTCGAAGAAGATATAAATATATTAGATTATGTTAGATCTTTATCTATGAGAAAAATACATTCTGATGATAAGATACAAACATCTATAAAAGAATTAAAAAAATATAGCGTCAGAAGAGAAATACATGCTACTGGTCAAAAAATTTCAGATGAGATGAAATCAATCAGTACAGAAGTTCCCTATCTTCAAATAGTTGAATTAGCTGATAAGCTATATAATGAAAAAATAAATTTATTTGAAGTTGGTGACGATGTGCCAAAAAATATTTATGAAGAAATGGAACACTTCATCGAAGAGCGTGGCAATAATCCAGTAGAAGAATTTGGTATGTTTGGCCCTCATGAAAAAATTAATGATATTTATGGTTCCTTATTAAGGCCTGGAAACATTACTGTTATAGTTGCTCGTTCTGGTGTAGGTAAAACTCAATTTTGCATGGACTATTCAACTAAGGTAGCTATGAAATATGATGTTCCAGTTTTGCATTTCGACAACGGAGAAATGAGTAAAGAAGAACTTATAATTCGTCAGTGTGCAGCTTTGTCTGGTGTCCCATCTCACTTACTTGAAAGCGGTAAATGGAGACAGGCTGGCGAAGATGTTGTTAATAAAGTTCGCTCTGTTTGGTCTAAGGTTAAACAACTTAAATTTTATTATTATAACGTTGGCGGCATGGATGTTGACTCTATGATTAACACATTAAAAAGGTTTTACTATTCTCAAGTTGGTCGTGGGAACAAAATGATTTTTTCATTTGATTATATTAAAACATCTTCAGATAAACAATCTAGCAATAAATCAGAGTGGCAAATGGTTGGAGAAATGGTAGACAAGTTTAAAAAATGTATACAAAAAGAAATTCTTGAGGATGGATTACCAGTTATACCAATGATTACCTCAGTTCAATCTAATCGTAGTGGTATCACTAATAACAGAAACTCTCAAAACATCGTTGACGATGAATCCATTGTCTCCTTATCAGATAGAATCACACAATTCTGCTCCCATATGTTTATTTTAAGACAAAAGACAACTGATGAAATAGCAGACGACGGTTCTTCATTTGGCACACACAAACTTATAAACGTTAAAGCAAGACACTTAGGCAAAGATATTGCAGGTGCTTGTGAACCAGTTCAAGTTGATGACAACTTACGTAAGAACTTTATCAACTTACAGTTCAAAAACTTTAACATTACAGAATGTGGAGATTTAAGAGACATAGTCGCTTTTAGAAATAGTGGTGGCGACTTAATACACACACAAGATAACATACCTTCTTTTGACGATCTATAGAGACAGTTTAGAAAAACTTGGTTATCAATTACAAGATTGTGGTAATCATTGGCGTACAAATGCTTTATATAGAAATGGAAAAAATAAAACAGCCATTATAATATATAAAGACACCGGTGTTTGGAAAGATTTTGGTGCAGATAATCAATCTAAACCATTTCAAGCTCTAATACAAGAAACATTAAAAACCAATGACCCTAAAATACTAAAACAATATGTAGGTGACGCTGTACAAAATTATGAACGTAAAAAGCCAGAACAAAAAATAGAAATGGAAAAAATATACCCAGAATCTTTTTTAGAAAAACTTTTACCGATTAGAAGTTTTTATGAAAAGAAAAAAATTTCATCAGAAACTCAAAAAAAATTTAAGTGTGGATATGCTGGAAATGGTAAAATGTATCGTAGAATAGTTTTTCCAATCTACAATTTAGATGGAAATATACACGGTTTTTCTGGCCGCACTGTTAAAGAAGGTGATGGTGTACCCAAATGGAAACATATGGGTCGCAAAACAGATTGGGTTTATCCAAACCATTTGATTGAAGTAGATAAAGAAGTAGTCATAGTAGAAAGTATTGGTGACTGTTTAGCTTTGTATGAATCTGGATACAGAAATATTTTAGTTGCTTTTGGATTAGACGCTTCTTCAAAAATTATTTCGTTTATCAATAGCTTTAATCTAGATCGTGTTATAATAGCTATGAATAATGACAAAGAAAAAGAAATAAATTCTGGACTTCAAGCGACAATTAAAACTGCCGCAAAACTCGCACAAATATATGACTTAAATCAAATATGCATCAATCCACCATTAGCTAACGACTTTGGAGAAATGCTACACAACGGTGTTTCTTTTGATAAATGGCACGAGAGAAGGTTTAAATGGCACTTAGCAGATAAAAAAACACAAGATTGGATTATTAAAGAAATCAAAAGTAACGAATATCTTTTTAAAAACGGTAACTGTAAAAAACTCATAAAAATTTTAAATGGAAGTTAAATTATCAGCAAGCCGTATAAAAACTGCGCAATCTTGTAGTTGGTTATATTGGTCTAAATATAAACTTAAGTTGCCAGAAAAAGGTAATGATGGAGCTAGACGTGGTTCTATATGCCACAATGTTTTTGAACATTTATCCAAACAAAAAACCAAAACTCAATACAATAAAATTGTTAAAGCAAAAGACCCTTTTGTAGTTAAGGTTGTTAAAGATCAAATATTATCTGAAGCAAAAGAAATGGGTGTTGATGATGAAGACAACATGGACTTAATTAAACAAATGATTCTCAATGGTTTAAGCTGCAACTTTCACGGAGAAGAATTGGGTATACCAGATGAGGCTTATGCAGAGTTAGACTTTGATATAGAAAAAAATGGATACAACATTAGAGGTTTTATTGACCAGTTGTTTTTATACAAAGATAAAAAAATAGCACTGATTAGAGATTATAAAACATCTAAAAAAATATTTAATGGAAAAGAAAAAGATGACAACTTACAAGATTACATTTACTGTTTGGCTGTTAAACATCTGTTTCCAGAATATGTAAATAGGAATGCTGAATTTTTATTTTTAAAATTTAATTTAAAAAAAGAAGGCTTATTAAAAATGACGCCTTTAGAGGAAGATGACTTAGAAGGTTTTGAAATGCAGTTAGCGAACATACAAAACTATCTAGAAAATTTTACAGAATCTACAGCCAAAAGTAATTTTGCATACGATAAAGGCTTTCCAGATGATAATACTTTTAGCGGCAGACTGCAATGTGGTTTTGCTGAGAAAAAAGGTCAACTGAAAAAAGATGGTTCCTTAATGTGGCATTGCCCTTTTAAATTTGATTTCTTTTATGTAGAAATATTAGATGCAGACGGAGAACATACTATATCTTGTTTCCAAGAAGATTTTGATAAAAGTATGGTGCCAGAGGGTGGCAAACATTCAATTAAATATTATAAAGGTTGTCCTAGACATTTATGAAAAAATTCACAATCACAAAAGATCAATTAGATAGAGCTAAAAAGCTTTTTGATTTTAAAGAATTAAACAACAGCATCACAAAAGGAGAGGGTAATCTTGCGGGTGCTGTTGGAGAAATTATTGTAAAAGACGCTTACAAAGGAAATGGCGAAAATACTTATGACTATGATACAATAATCAAAGATTACAAAATAGATATAAAAACAAAAAAGTTCTCAGACCAATTTACCCCAAACAAAAATTGGAACTTAAATGTTTCTGATTATAATACTAAGCAAAAGTGTGATGCTTATTGCTTTGTTGGTGTTAATGAATCTAACACTATAGCATATGTTTACGGTTTTATGAAAAAGAAAGATTTTTACGATAAAGCTGTATTCGGTAAGAAAGGGCAGATAGACCCTAGAGGTAATGGTAAATGGAAGTTTAAATCAGATTGTTACAATATTTTAATTAAAGATTTAGTGATATAATCTTGACAAATCGATGTTACCATCTATATTGGTAATATGATTCCTTTTTTTAAAACACATTCTTCTATTGGTAAAAGTATTTTACGTATAGACGATGTGCACGAGTTGACAAAAGACTTCAAAGAAGTTTATTTCATCGAAGATAGTATGACAGGTTTCCCAGAAGCCTTTAGAAAATTTGAAGATAGGTTACGTTTTGGTTTGCGTTTCTCTATGTATAATGACGACCAAAGCGAAGAATCAGAAAGTAAAATGATTGCTTTTGCAAATGGTGATGCTGGTGCAAAAGAATTGTATAACCTTTATACCCAACAATCGGACACAAAGATCACAAGGCCTTGGGACTTTACAAAAAATTTACAGTATGTTGTACCTTTTTACGACTCTTTCTTACATAAAAATTTAACAACTTTTTCTAATTGTGTTGTTGATTTACCTCGTGACATACCCTTTATAATAGAAGATAATAATCTACCCTTTGATTGTTTGATTGAAGATAAAATATTAAATTATTGCAAGAATCATTTAAACGAACACTTTAACGCAAAGTCAATATATTATAAAGACAAAGAAGACGTTTTGGCTTTTCAAACTTATAAATTAATTTGTAACCGCAGGATAGGTAGAACTTATGATCTATCGAACCCTGGACTAGATCACTTTGGTAGTGACGAATTTTGCTTCGAATCATGGAAGAATTACTTAGATACAACTTTAAACAGCGCTACGTAGTTTTTGATACCGAGACAGAGGGATTAAATTTAATCACTTCT